AGCAATCAACATTATCAAGTTCGTAGTAACTTGTATTCTAATAACCACTTATATATTATTCTTATGCTAATAGTAGAGAAAATTACCCTCGTCAAAGGGGATTCAAAGGAAGCCATTACCCGGACACCTGTAGAGGTGGAATGGATAACCGCCGAGGAATTTAGGGCTAATGTGAAACAATTATTCCGGTGTGACCGGGTGTTATTAACTTATACAGTGAGGGAGGAAGAAAATGAAGACGAGAATCAAGAAAAGTAAGGCCTTAGTTAACTGTTCCGAGGTAACATGTCACTTGGTGCAGGAACAGGGAAATGACGGAATGTTCCGTACCATTGCGGGCGGCGTATGTTACTCGAAAGAGGATGCGGACAAAGTGCGTGCCCGATACAAGAAAGTAGGTAGGGACGTAGCAGCGTTCAACAGACGCTTCCAACATCAAACCTTAACAATGCCCGTTGATTACCAAAAGAACAAAAGCCATGAAGAAGGACGAGACTAGCGAAAAGGTGTTTGAACGCGAGCTGTCAAAGTTCGTGGAGGAAAGCGGAGGGATGGCGGTTAAGCTGCTGTCCCAGTTCATCAAGGGATTACCGGACAGGATGTATCTTTTGCACGGTGGTGTTGTGGTTTTCGTAGAATTCAAAAGCACAGGAAAGAAGCCCACCAAGATTCAGAGCTACATTCATGCAAAGATACAGGTTTTAGGTTTTCCAGTTCTCGTGGTAGACAGCGTAGAGTCATACGAGGAGGCTAAGAATCTTATAGAGCATTTAATATTAATGGAAAAAGTATATGGAAGGTAGATTCGAATTTATGCAGCATTTTATCGCGCTTGGCTTTATTAAAGTCAGCCCGTGGAATCTGAGAAAGAAACAGGCTAACGGATGGGACCGGGTAAATATTTACTTCAACCCTGAAGATTTCTTGGTGATGGTGACGATAGACAAAGACGTGATGAAGTTCAGTCTACGGTACGACCAGTTTAAGGATGCGCCGACCGCATACAATGCGCTCCGGATAATTGTTCACAGAGAGATGGTTAGTTCAATTGATAAAAGATTAAAAGAAATTTTGTAATGTGGAAAAGGATCAATATCTTCGCGCCTCACAGTTGAACGAGGAAATCGAACATAACGAGGAATCCTCGAAAGAATTAACGTCCTGGCTGGAGAGCGAGCGGTTCGAAGGAATCGCAATATACTTTGTCAACGAGGAAGGAGAGCATCGAACGTTCGGCGTTCAGTTCGATCCGGACTTAAGCCGGGACATCGTAGAGTATGCCCGTTGCCGGGTCAATCAAGTTTTGAGAAAACAGAATCAAGAATTTAAAAAGTTATAGAGATGGCAATAGACTTTCATAAGAAATTAAAAGAGGACCGGATAGCCTTGTTCGTGGATAACGTCACCAAGATGGCGAACAATACTCCGGCAGACGGGTACATGATAGGGGAGGCGATAGGCGCGCTTCCCGACAATCTGAAACAATTCCTTCTCACTGAGATACCCGACAAGATCATCCGCGCTGAGTATTCCCGCCGAGGTTTGGGAAACCTGGAAGACGCTTGTCTGACACAGGGAGAGGATGAATTGAAGGAAACTTACCGGGCAGAGATTTACAAAGATAACGAGTGCCACGCCATCGCCGACTTGTTAGGAACAGATAGTGTTAGGCCGGACATGTTAGAAACGGTAGAGGCGCTTATCAAGTTGTTCCCGGAACGGTGGACACTTGACGACCTGTTCGAGAAGTTACAGGATAGGCATTGGGGTATTTAGTATTTAGGGAATGCTAAACAGGAATCAGTTACATAAATACCAAGTTCAAGGAGTAGAGCACATCAAGAATAATCCTGAATGCGCCCTATTCCTCGATATGGGATTGGGAAAGACGGTGACCACCTTAACGGCGGTTGCCGATCTTATCGAGTACTTCGAAGTAACGAAGGTGCTCATCGTTGCGCCTAAGCGGGTATCGGAAGTGACGTGGGGAGACGAAATCGAAAATTGGTCACACCTCCGTAACCTTCGCATCTCAGTGATAGCCGGGGCCCCGAAGCAGCGGGTAACCGCAGCCCACGCGGACGCGGATATCTACACGATAGGAAGGGATAACCTTGTATGGCTACTGGAACACTTCGGAGGCGTTAAAGTCCCCTACGACTGCATCGTGGTAGACGAACTATCGTCATTCAAGAACCACGCCTCTGAACGATTTAAAGCGATGAAGAAAATACGCCGCCACGCCAACCGTATTATCGGACTGACGGGTACGCCAGCACCTAATGGTCTTATAGACCTGTGGGCACAGATGTTCGTCATAGACGGTGGCGCGCGCCTGGGGAAGTCTATCACGGACTACCGGGCTAACTACTTTAAACCGGGTGCTCAGAATGGCGGGATAGTCTTTAACTACAAGCCTCGCGAGAACACCGAGCAGGTACTATCCGATAAGATCGCCGACATCACTCTTTCGATGAAAGCGGTTGACTACCTGGATATGCCGGAAGTGAATTACATATATGACAAGGTTACGCTGTCGCCGAAGGAGGCGGCTATGTACAAGGAATTCGAGAAGGAGCAGATACTTTCCATGTTCGCCGATGGAGACGAAACGGAGATCACTGCGCTGTCTGCGGCTGCACTGTCTAACAAGCTGCTGCAATTCGCAGGCGGTGCGGTGTATGACGCTGAGCGTAACATCCGCCAGGTAAGCGAGGCAAAGATTGAATCCCTGTGCGAGATGGTGGAATCCCTTAATGGTGCTCCGGTTCTTATCGCTTACAACTTCCGCCACGAGGCTGTGCGTATCGAGAAAGCCCTGGCCAAGTTGAAGCCCGTTCGCATAGGCGGCGACTCGAAAGGGGACGGCACACAGATCATGCGTGACTGGAATGCGGGGAAGGTCAAGGTGCTCATCGCCCACCCTGCCTCCGTGGGTCACGGTCTGAACCTTCAGAAGGGCGGGAACAACATCATTTGGTTCGGCGTAACTTGGAACCTAGAGCTATACCAACAGTTCAATGCCCGGCTGTGGCGGCAGGGACAGACGAAGCCAGTGTTCATCCACCACCTGTGTGCTAAGGGTACAATAGACGAGCGGGTGGTATCCGCCATACAAGGGAAGTCCGATACACAGAATAAGTTAATAGATGCTATCAAAGAGATTGTTTCGAAGTATATTCGTTAACGGACGTTACTGTGCAACATCTGTCCACTAATGAAAGTTAATTCTTTGTTCAAAATTTGGCAAAACCAAAACTTCGCCGTACATTTGTCATATCGAAATAAGAAACCAATTAAATAATAAAGATTATGAGACGTAACGACCAATGGAAACCGATATTCGTAGCAACATTCAGAGTAGAGATGATAAACGGTCCCTATGACCTAGAGACTCTTTATCTATACGCGACGAACCGAAACGCAGCTTACCAACAAGCTAGAAGATACATCAAGTCACAGGGTGGAGGAATGACTCTTGTATCACTGTCGTATTAAATATTAAATAATAAAGATTATGAATGTACTTAGCCTATTTGATGGTATGAGTTGCGGGCAAATCGCTCTATACGAATTGGGAATGTACCCCGATAAATATTACGCCTGTGAGATAGATAAATTTGCCATGGCTCAAACTAAACTAAATTTCCCGGATACTATCTTCTTGGGGGATGTTACGAAACTGGATGTTTCCAAATTGAATGAAATTGACTTGTTGATAGGCGGAAGCCCGTGCCAGTCATTTTCCTTTGCGGGCAAACGTGTCGGGATGTCCACGGAAAGCAAAGAAGAAGTAACGACCCTAGCTCAGTATATGGAACTAAAGGAAAATGGTTTCCGGTTCGCTGGGCAATCCTATTTGTTTTGGGAGTACATGCGTATTCTAACCGACATTCGTAAATACAATCCTAGTGTGTTGTTCCTGTTGGAAAATGTAGAAATGGGTAAGAAATGGGAAAGGGTATTAAGCGAGGCTATCGGTGTGGATGGTGTGCATATCAATTCCGCCTTGGTATCAGCACAGAATCGGAAGCGCATATATTGGACGAATATCCGGACGAGGGGAAACGGACGGTTCAGTGAGCTTCAATCAGACATACCGCAGCCTGCTGATAAGGGGATTTTGTTGAAAGATATCCTTGAGGGTGAAGTGGACGAGAAATATTATTTGAGTAATAAAGCCATTTCGGGCCTAATGGACCACAAACAAAGGCATGCGGAAAAAGGAAACGGTTTTGGGGCGCGGTTCCCGACCGTAAAGAGTAATACTCTACTGGCGAACTGCTATAAGAGCGGAAAGGACAATTTGATAACGGATCAAAAATCGAATACACATATCGCGTCTCACGTAGGGATGACTGTAGAAGGGGAGAATCCTCTAAATAAAGGGCGGAAAGCCAGGGGCATAATCCAACTAAACCCCTCAAAAGCTGGTGGAGGCGTTCAACCTTACCAACAGGATCGTATCTATGATGTAAATGGTATAGCACCGGCTTTATGCGCTGGACACGGGGGGATGGGGTGTAAGGTAAATACTGACCGCATCCGCAGATTAACGCCTACCGAGTGCGCCCGATTACAAACGATCCCCGATTGGTATAAATGGGAATGCTCCGACACACAGCAATATAAGATGTTGGGCAACGGCTGGACGGTAGCAGTAATATATCACATACTTTCATTTATTAAATATTAATCATTTAAAAACAAAGAATCATGAAAAAGTTTACATTAGCATTTATCGTTTTAATCGCTGCGTTCGCGGCACAGTCAATCGCTCAGATCAAAGAATCCGCGAAGCCGGAGAAAATCGGTTCCTATCGCATGGGCGTTCTCAAGCTATACAAGACAGGTGATACCTTCGAGGTTCGCGGTCTGGTCAAGCAAGACATATCTCAGGAACTCATTGTGTCACTAGGAGACAAGGAACAGGCAACGGCGATCCTCCAGTCGATGGTAGACTATAAAGGCGAGGGTGGCAAATCCGTAGCCCTTAACAATCCGGGGATGAATGTAGCGCGATGGATGGGGTCCATGATGGGTGGCTGGGAAGTAGGCAGGACCGAGATGTACGCCGCCACCATTCAGATGAGCAAAGGCGAGATTAAGAAGATGATCAAAGTAATAACCGAAAAATAATTAATAGCCATGAAATTAGAAAAAGAAGTTTTGATTTTCAGATCAAAGGAAGAACTGGATCTGTATGTTAACACCGTGACATCACCTACAAGCACCGTACGGGTGTACGGGTGGGAAGGAGCGAAATACCCGGCAACAGTGGATGCTACCCACACGTACGGAAGGACGTACGATGAACACTGTATCGTGTTCCCCGAACCGAAGAAGGGTATCATAGGATGGTTCAAGCAGTCTAACAGAGGGAAGCATTTACTCTACGGCTTCCTGGTATCCATCATCGCGGGCTTCGCTTTCACAATAGGATGCGCGGCGGGAATGGAATTCAAGGATCGCGCTTGGGGCGGGAAATGGGATTGGATAGATTTCGGTCTGACAGTTGCCGGAGGACTTGCGGGTTTAGCGTTGAGACTTACTATTATTAACCTGCTGGGTTTGGGCTGGCTAAAACTTTGGATATAATGGATAATACAAAAGATTTCAGAGATTTCGCGGAAACGGGAATGACGTTCCTGGAATACAAGAATAGGGAAGAGAAGATCCTCGATTCCTGCCGGAACGGAAGCATAACGAGGAAAGTAATGTACATGCTGTTGGAGGATAACCGGAAGGCGTACAATGAATGGCAAGAATACCGGAGGAATCCTATCGATGTTACTTCAATGAAGGAACAACTGGACCGGATGGAAGAAGCTCGGAAAAGGATGCGGGCACGCCGGGACGAGATAGCGAACCAATGGGCGAAAGCCTACGCCGAGGATGGAAAGATCAAAGTGAGGAAAGGGTGCACCGGGCTTCCGTTGGTAGATATGACAGTGTTAGAGGCTAGGCTGCTAGCTGCACAGATTTTAAGTTTAACGAATCCTAAAAAGAAAAGATCATGATTAAATGTGTTGAATGCGGGAAAGTAATAGCAGACGGCGGTCCCCGCTACGCCACCCCGATAGGTTCGTTCTGTCGCGACTGTTGGGATAAGAAGGACCAAAAGTATAAGGATGATATGCTGAAACGTACGTTGTACGGTCTAGCCGTTGCGGGCGAAAATTTCCTTAATAAGATTAACCGGAAAGGAGGCAAGCGATGATGAAACCATATTGCGCCGTGTGCGGAAAAACTAAGATAACTGATTTGCGCATGTTCAATTATGGAATATGCCTGTGTAACCTTTGCACGGGAATAGCCGCTCAGTCTTTTATCCATGATATCGCCGAACGGAAAATGAAGGAGACCGAGAAGAAGAGAGAATCCGTGGATGTGGAGGGCTTATCGAAAGCGGAGTACGAGTCAATGACGGAATTTAAGGATAGGCTAAGGAAGGAGATCGAGGCGAGCATAGAAACTAAGGTGCATGCAGAATCCGAGGCGAAACGGAAGGCAAGCCGGACAGCGGAGGCGGCGATTAAGTTCGCCAACGGAACGCATGAAGCGTTGAGGGGTAAATGTTCATGTTACGGGAAAGCCGTGCACCCTTCCCGGATAACGAGGGTACACGGGAAGTACGGAGGCTTGCCGGATATACTTTGCCCGGATTGTCTAAAGGAGTACAAGCTAAAGAAAGCCGAAGAGGCTACGCAGGTATACATCGCTGACCTATCAATCGAGAACAACAGGTTGCGGACTAAATTAAAGGACTTGGAGAAAGCACATTCGGACTTCTCAGACCGATGCTTTTGGTTCTTTTGGATTCTACTAGGTATCGGGGTAGCAGCAGGTATTATATTTTCAGATATCTTTAAATAAATAAAATCATGGGAGATGAAAGATATAATAATCTCGGTAATAATGGCGGCGCTCGTGGGATGCGTAGCCGTAGCAGCGCTGACCTCTATGTAGACGCAAGAACGATAGCGAGGATATTTAATGTACGAACATTCGTATTCCTTAACTTCATGCGGGAGCGCGGGTACGTTCCAAAATTGGACCTACGAAAGAAGGGGACCCCGCGCTACCTTTGTCCGGCACATGTAATCGAGGATAACCGCATCGAATTTCAGATGTATTGCAGGAACCTGTTTGGCCGGAGAAGCCCGATGTCCGTCAGCGAAGAGAGAAAGAAGACGGTGAGCGCCTGCCTGTCCACGGATCGGTACGAAGCCGCCCAGTTCGAGGAAAAACTAGCGGCGAAGGAATCACGGACGAAGAGGGTGCTACGCGTCAGCAGGGAGAGAACAGAAGGGTCAGAAATGTCACAGATTTATGAATTGAGGCATTATGCCAATGGCAGCGTATCGTTGTTCGGATGGGACGGTGACGCATGGGTATTCTTGGACGGCGAAAGAAATTCGCTGCTGAAAGACCAGTTTCTTAATAGGGTAGCCAAAGAATGTGCGATAATGTTGTAAGATAATTTCTAAATCGTGTTTACCCGAAAAGGTTCTTTTAACGCGGATTCAGCCTAAAAAAACTGGATCCGCGTTTTCAGTTTTCCGTGTACGTTGAGGTTTTTTCGGGAATTTCTAAAAACTATAGAAAAGAGGTTGCTTATTTTTTGAGCTTGTAATTATTTTTGGTGAGGAAAATTTTGAATAAAACAGTTCTATGCAAAACTGTTCAAGTTCCGGAGAATTCGGAAACGTACCAAAGGTTTTGAATAAACCATATGTTAAAACCCGGGAGATAGGGGATAGAATGAGGGGAGAGCGAAAAGAACAATACCGCTACGTAACTTGTTGAAAATCAGCCATTTCATATCAGTTAAGATAGATGAAGGTATTTTAACAGTCCTATGTAAATCGCTCATTTCTAGTTGATTAACATTAATTAGGATAGATAAAATGTTTAGATCTATCTTATATAAGTAATTGATTGATAGGTAGTTAACTAAGAATGGATAGATAAAATGCTATTTTGCAAAAACTTTGAGATTGAATATTACTGAAAAAACAGAAGAAAAGGAAGAAAGTTAAGTAAAATATATATACCAAACAGTGTTTTCTCTCTAAGTTATAGGGAACTACCCCATCTATCTAGCCAAATCCTTGTAACTCATTGAGCGATAAGCAGTTACAAGGATTTTGAAGAATGCCCATCTATCCACTTTTTTGCAAGTATCTGAGAATCAGGTAGTTACTCAGACTAGCAAGGAAGATGTAGTAATTTTTTGGTGCGCGACCCAGCGAAACGCGACCCCACCCGACCCTTTTGTAATTCGGTACGCAAGGTTTAGGAATCCTCGTTTGTTTCCTCTACCTTTGCGATCTATTAATCGCATATGTACCTATTATGGCAAACAAATTATTAAACGACTTATACGACCCGTACACCGGTGACGAACTGTGGAGCCTGTACACCGCACGGTACGGCAAGACACCGCTATTCGACGAACCGGGACAACTACGGGAAGTCTTCGACATCTACGTCCAGTGGTGCAGGAACCATCCAATCGAAGTTATCGACTACGTGAAGTCAGGGATGCAAGCAGGGCGGGAGTATACGAAGAAAATGAAGTTACTGGTAACTGAATTCGGATTCACGCAATTCCTCGGCGTGCACGGAACGTTCCTCACCCAACGCGTGAAACGGTACAGGGAGATGCACGAGAACTTCAAGGATGTGGAGTCATTGAAGTTCATCGATGAGATCGACAACATCCGGGAATGGATCCGGGATGACATGGACAAGTCTGCAATGGTTGGACAGTTCGACCCTACCTACACTTCGAAGCTTCGGGGTCTGAGAGAGTACAGGGACGTGACAAGCGGAGGTGAGAAGGTGGAAGGATCCCTGAAGGTGGAAGTGCTCAGTGCGGAAGCCGCAGGGCACATCAACGCGCTTAAGGGAATCGCGAAGAAGCGTGAGCGGAAGGCGAAGGGTATCGAGAATCTGAAAGACCGGAAGGAGGACGAATGAAGACCACCTACGTATTCGATAAACTGTTAGCAGCAGCAGTAGACCCGAACATCCGCGGGGTCTCTAGCAGAGGCGGTACGCGTTCCTCGAAGACGTGGTCCATGCTCCAGCTGATCTACCTGATGGCGACCCAATCGGAGACACCGCTTCTTATCTCCTGTGTCACCGATACGCTGCCTGGAGTGAAGCGCGGTATGTTCCGCGACTTCAAGCGCATGCTGCAAGACGAAGGGGTATGGGAGGAAAAGCGGATGCAGTACACCGAGATGATCTACACCACGGAGAATGGGTCTCAGATCGAGTTTTTCGGCTGCGAGAACTCCGCTAAGGTATTCGGTCCCGCACGTGACATACTCTTCGTAAACGAGGCGCAAAGGGTCCCTAAAGAGGTCTTCCGTCAGATGGCGGTGCGTACCCGTCTCATGCTGTTCGTAGACTTCAACCCAGTGAAGAAGTTTTGGGCACACGACTACTTCACTGGTGACAATATGGTAGAGATCGTTTCCACGTATCGTGATAATCCGTATCTGACACCGGAACAGGTGGAGGAAATCGAATCCAACAAATCGGATACCAATTGGTGGCGGGTGTTCGGTGAAGGTGAAACGGGTGGTACGGAAGGTCTGATATTCCCGGAATACGAACTGGTGCAGGATTTCCCGGCAGACGCGAAGTATTGCCTCGGTATGGACTTTGGATTCACCGGAGACCCTACAGCGATCGTGAAGGTGGGATTCGTGGGTGATGTCCTGTATCTGCAAGAGATCGCATACACACCCGGACTGCTGAACTGGGATATCGCGAACCTGTTGAAGTCGAAAGGGCTTCACAAGGTAATCACTGTCGCCGATATAGCGGAGCAAAAGAGTATCGCCGAGATTAGCCGCCTCGGTTGTAAGGTGATTCCCTGTATCAAAGGTAGGGGGTCCATTATGGCGGGCATCGCACAGATCAAGCAGTTCAAGAAGATCTGCGTGGTTGTGGGAAGCCGGGGGATCACGGATGAACTGGATACCTACTCCTACGTGCTAGACCGTATGACGGGCTTGTATGACACCACAGAGGCGATAGACGACCACAACCATGCAATGGACGCTACCCGCTACGCCGTGGACTTTCTGATAACTAAATATAAACCGGGCAAAGCCCGCAACCAAGAATGAGACAGTATCAAGTTGAACCGGGTCCGCCGATAGAGGAAGACTTCAATCCGTGGACCGATAGAGAATACGCATTATGAACAAATTCAAGAGTTACAGGAACTACGTTTGGGTGTTCCACGTGAAACCTCTGCTCATCCCTTTCAATAGGGCGTACTGGTGGATGATTCGGCGTATCAGCCGGAAGCAGAGATTATTAGCGCTAAGGACCCTTGCCAACCTTCCACCCGATGCGGCAATGGATTTAAGCGAAGATGATGCGCAGTTACTGCGTGTTATGTCTAATTTATTGCTACCTTCGCGGTGGATTACTCGAAACGGGCGAATCGACTTCACCTGTCCATCTTTGGAAGACATCACACTGTGGCAGATGATCGAGACGAGACAGGCGGAAACAGCGCTCGAACGAATCAGCGGATGGACCGGAGGCTATGCACCGGAGACGGTAGCGGATATGATCAAGCTAACGAAGTACATCGCCGAGGAAGTCGAGAAGGCAGACCAGTTCGAACGAATGCTGCTTCCCGGAGGCGGCGGGTCAACAGAGAGTAATCCGATTAGCGAGGCTAAAAGTGTTCTTGGAATGGTGCAGCTAGCATCCGAGTTGATGCACTGCACCTTCGAGGAGGCTAAATTGATAAACTACTCTGACGTGATATTGGCGATTAGCGCAAGACACGAGGAAGTAGAGAGGCAAAAATCTAAAACTAAGTAATTATGAGTTGTAAGTATGACATTATCGATGAAGGCGGGCGTAAACGGGTAAGAGCGTTGCGCTCCTTCACGGTACAAGGACGGGACGTTTGCCCGATGGAGCTAGGCGGCTACGTCTACGATGCTAACACGTTATCACAGGATGGTAACTGCTGGATATTCAGCGGATCGCTGGAATACCCAGGAGTACGTGTGTTGGATGAGGCTATTGTGGATATGGGAAACAATCTACCAAAGAACGCCGCTAGACCTAAAGCTACTATCATTTCCGGTAATTCACGCATCATGGGTGCTGTCTCATTTGAAACACGGCCGCTCGAAGTAGCGCAGACCCCTGCGATGTTTGAGCAAGGTGCCTATAATGCGGCAGAGGGAGCAGTTCCAGTAAAATCGAACGCGTCTAACCGGGTGCGTATTCCGGTGCCGTTGTTTGCCGGAACAATGGGAAAGGTGGCTATCACAAGCACCGCCTACGAAGCTAGGTTAATCCCAGTGGGTGAAAGCGGAGTTCGTGAGGGTGCGCTGCTCCCTTGGACTGTTGGCGGTCCTGCTGTTACATTGACTACCACAGCACCGTATATCCTTGTGGAGCTACGTAAAGTAGGGGAAACGGCGATAACTCCGGCGGACGTGACCGCAGCAGGGTTGTCTATCCACACCGCTATAGAGGCGCAGATAAACTTGTTCAACTCTTCTATCGTTCCGGTGTATAATGGTTCGGTGGCGAACGCTGACAATATATTCCGGTTCTGGGTATCGGGAACACCAGCGTCACCTTGTATCACAAGCATTCGGAATTCATATGTTCGTGCAGAATGTGCTTATAATACTGCCAATGTATTCGTCATTAACGCCGAGTTCGATAAAGTTAATTACAACGTGGTAATGGAGGCAGGCGCTAATACCTACATATCGGGATCGTTCCGTAACACGAACGTGAATTCCCCAGCAGGCGTAGGTAAACTAATTCACGAGAAATCTTTATTTGACGTATCCGATTGCCCGAACTTTGAATACTCAACGGTGACGTTCCCCGACTTAACCACTATGATCGCATCCGGCAAGACGTTCTATTTTAAGCAGTGCAACATGCCTGTTGGTTCGGCGATTCACTACTATGATCCGAAGGTGAACGTATGGGATAACATCGACTTCACCAAAGCTATGGCGGACCTAGGGAAAGCTCTCCCTGCGCAAACTACGCTCATGATGGTATCCTCTAACAAACAGGGATTGTATCGCGTATACGGTGTAAATTCTAAGTCACACGGGGCATTGGTGGAATCCCTCTCTAGTATCTCGTCGGTGAGGTTCGCTACCTCAAAGAATACCTACGATACTGTCATTTACGAGGATTGCACGATTACGGGTGCATTCGAAATCGTTGGTCGCAACGTATTCGGCGGTACATTGGGCGGTGCGTCCAAGGTCACCAATACCACGGAAACGGCAATGGTGATCGACGGTTCATTCCGCATCGAGGGGAACGCGCAGGTAACCGATACACCACTTAAGGGTAACGGCTACATCGGAGGCAACGCCGAGCTGAAGAACGGTAGTGTAATTGGCTACATTTACATGGACGGAGATTCAAAGGTAATTTTACCAGTAAATACGGCTAATTTCCGGAGATTAATTATGCGGGGTAGTCCAAAGGTAACAAAAATAAGACCGGGCACCGCCGTATCTTTGGAGATGTACGGAAACGCATTACTGAATGCCGAACTTGTTACTGGCGCGGGGAAGGTCGTAATGAAGGACAATTCCGTTATAGATTCCTCCGGGTTGATCAACGTTCAAGGAGGGGCAGAATTAAGAGATAATGCGAGCATAACTGGGACATCGTCTCTTACTATTACAGGGGACACTGAACTAGTAGGAGGCTATAAACAGACTTCCGGGTCGTATTCCGTCTATGGCAAACGTGTAATCTCTGATGTATCGCAGATAGCGGTAGTAGATGTACCACCAACTAAAACAACTTGGTAAGATATGAAATATAGTATTAACGGAACAGGATTCATAGTGGCTGAGAGAGATATATACTCTCTCGGCGGCTTTATCCCGAAAGGGACAGTAGGCGGTAAGATCGCTAGTGAGGCGCAGTTATCGCAGGATGGTGAGTGTTGGCTAGCGGGTGGAGACATCTCGACTAGACCGGATATTCGTATTAAGGACAATGCCTATGTAGGGACATTCACCCCCGGCATTGATCCGGTTCACACGGATGGTGTAACGGAGTTTAGCGGGAATACGCTTATCCCGGGTAACATATCGGTAAGATCGTTTGTAACAGATACCAAGAACAACGTGTTTGTCAAAGATTCGTTTATCGGGGTATCTATGGATGTTCTTTGCGGACCTTCTACCACTGCAACAGCGTTCCCTTTCGAACAAGGAGGGTACGTATCCACAGCGCCAAGAGGCACCGCTTTTTCATCAGTGGTAATGCAGACGGGAGACGTTAATCTTTGTCGTAGTACGGATTCCGTTATAAGATGCGGATTGAACACATACGTGTATCTTCCAACGGGATACGACTTTAATTCGGGGTCGTGTATGTGTTCTAATGGTCACAGTGACGCAATAATTAAGTTACCATGAGATTCAGCGATATATTAACCTTTATGGATGAGCAAGCCGTTAAACTCGGCTTGCCTATCTATTTCGGAGACAACTACACCGTGAACGAAATGGTGAATGACATCTCCGGAATGTTCTTGACGTTCGATATACCGGACGGCGGGATGGCGAAGTTGCCACCCGCCACCAGGAAGTACAACGTAGTGTTGCAGTGCTTGGACAAATCATACTACATGGAGAATAACGCCTCGGAGCTTGATACATTGGTTCGTACCGACTTGGCATTGAACAAATTAATGTCTACTTTTGTGTGTCATTTCGATGTAGACGGTCTGAACTTCAAAAAAGTGCAGAATGTATACGATTCGAAAAAGTCGGGGTGGCAGGTAACGTTCTCAGTATCAGATGATTTGTTAAACTATGGATAAGGATATACTAGCGGCGGTTGAGCAGATTAAGAAGGAGATATTCGAAAGCTATATTTCGAAAGGTCTAGTCGCATCCGGCGAATTTGGACGGGAACTAAAGGTTAACGACTTAGGAAACCGGGTGACTATCACCGCCCCGAAGCATACCATTCAGATGGAACAGGGCAGGAAGGCGGGAGCTTTCCCGCCCATTTCTGCCATTAAGAAATGGATACGGGACAAGAACCAGACAGCCGGAACAAACATCCCCGAGGAGGCCGCGTTCGCCATTGCATACGTGATCAAGCGGGACGGCATCAAGGTTCCTAACAAGTTCAATTCCGGCACAGTCGTTTCGGATGTTCTCAACGAACAAAGGATAAAGCGCCTGACTACGGATTTCTACGCGATATTAAGAGCTAAAATTTCAAACATCTTACTGAAATGAAAATACAATTTTTAGATACTAATCAGACGATAACCGGGGTAGCTGGCACCACCGTGCAGGTTCCCGGTTTCCAAGTGATTCACTACAATAAGCCGTGTTATGTTAAAATTAACATACTGGACGATGAACCCTTAAATTCCTACGTTGAATCGGCAAGCGCGGTAGTTGGCAATTTACCGGGGGCCGCACTCATCCTGCCAATATTGGATAACAACATCGTTGACCTGAGTGTCATATCCTCATACCTTCCAACATTCCAAAAGGATATGGAATCCGGTGGCGCGGGAAGAACGGTTCAGTTCAACTTCACGGTTAATCCCAATGGCAGATTGAAGTACTACTATTTCAGGGCCTACGTGATGAACATAGATTCCCCGAACGTGATCAACGCGGAGGCGGTGGGCGGGACGGACTTTAAGAACAATGAAGGGGTGCGGGTTCCGGTGGCACACGCGTTCACTGATCAAGTTTGGTTAGGTCCTAGGGGAGCCACTATGGACCTCACTTATCTTTTGGAGGGTCCTGACGGAAACTATGAGTATACCGGGAAACAGGGGGTCGTATCAGAAGAGTTGATACACGGAGCCTATAATCATTTAGAGGTATCTGCTGGCACAACTGTGTTCCTTAATAAGTACTATGCTCCTTTGGTGCCCAGTGATTGCGCAATCACATTCCGATGGCTTAATACCGTGGGGTCTATGGACTACATTTCGTGTCAAAACTGGACAGTTACGCCTACCATCCGCAGGGATTCGCTAGGCGGGACAGTCACAAAGAACGAAATACAGGCTATTTTCGCTGTAAATAATGACAATATTGACGCTTTAACGCGCCTTTCCGTCAGCCCGGACATTCAGGTTAAGGGCATTTTACCGAATGGTAACGCTATCCGGGTGATAGGTTCCACCACATCCGGCGTGAAAATGACCGCTTCGGGCCTTGCTAAAACGATAACGCTTAAATTTATTTATTAATGGAACTAGGAATTAAGGTAAATGGACGATTTTTGGACGGTGTTACGGGTGACTTGAGGTTATCCGTAGTATCCGCCGACCCCTACACCATGTCGCAACCGACACGAGCATACTCAGGAACGATATCAGTTCCCCGGTCTGCTACCAACGACCTAGTGTTCGGGGCTATGCGTCACTTCGGAATGCGTACACGTGCCGTTCCAACACAAGGATGGGAATACCCTGGCGCTATGAGAGGACCCGGCGGGTACAAGGTGGAGCTATTCATCGGAGGCGTGCCTGTTCCGGGAGACTTCCGGGCTTCTGTGACCTGCAAGCCGACAGGCTACGACCTAGCGTTATCCGAGACGGCGATAACGGCGGAACAACTTCCGGCGAAGATTCTGAACCACGTGGATATTCGCGGAGCTAGCTCAGCAGGCGCGTATAACGTGAATCTGAACCGGGTGCTAGCGGATGCGTTCAACGCTCCGGGAAATAGCATCTATTTCCCGTACTACGCTCCAAACATGCAGCCGGTGATTCGCACGACCTTCGAAAGCAAGACCATGACGAATGCCTACGTAGGGCAAAACGTTACGCTGGCTTTCCGGTTCGCGCTTGATTCGGACGCGGGTACAACGTATCTGAACAATGATATCGACATAATGGAGTACGCGGTACGGGACCCGGCTTCCCAGTATACACTAGGTAACTACGACACACTGTTTTGCGAGGCTACGAACTTGCAGGAAGTAATCTTAGATGTGTCCAGCTATGCGGGTGCTCCGCCGAGTTTGGCGATACGTGACAAGTCACATAAGGTCGTAGTCGTATCCCTATCCCCTATCGGCGATTTGTCGGACAAGACCCACGTTCGGTACATGATGAATAGTGTGAATTCATCCATCCGCATAAGTGGTTCGCTAGGCTTTACAGGGATGTACCTAACAACGCTGACTAACACTATCGCACTGGACGTTCACCCGCCCAGCGATATGGATTCAGAAGCGGCGTTCAAGATCAACCTTAAGGTCACTAGCGTATCGGGTGGCGGAACCACTACGGTGAACGCCGGACTAGGAACTGAGAATGCTCGCGAATTATTGGATGGTATCTGCAAGTCTATGATGTGGACATACACCTTCGCGCTGAACACAAACAACAACGTGGTATTGAACATACGTCCTATTCTTCATGCGGACGTTACTACGGCGGGTTTTCGGAAAGCCGTGAACGGATCGACCTTGCAAGATTGGAGCGCCTACTACGCGAGCACCGAAAAAATAGAGGATTCTAGCGGATTCGCCAATTCCATTAGCGGAAAGGTTGGAGAAAAAAGCGTTTGGTACACGGTGACACAGGGGATGTTCAAAGCGAAGCAGGAGGTATTCACCGCAGCCGTTCCGTATAAAATGGACCTAACTTTGCCGCGTCTCATGTTTTCGAATACGAGCACCAACGTGGTGTCAGACTATTACTATTCGAACGACTACTTGTATAATACGTTCCGTCCCTACTATGATTTGTTCAGCGATGGGATAGACGTAACCATAAACGCCAATATTCCGTTTTTCCAATTCAAGAAGTTATACCGACCGGACGGTGCGGTGTGGCTAGACCAGTTCAAGTGTTGGTTCTACGTTCGCTCGGTGTCCGATTTTTCCATCTCAACAGGCGACTGTAAGATGAAGTTAACAAAACTTAATCTCAAATAATATGGCAGATAATGTTACATTACTAGACCTATCCTTCAACACGGCGGATGCGGTGGATGGACTGGACAAGCTCATTGCGAAGTCGCTGGAGCTATCCGACAAGAAGGCGCAACTCACTAAACAGATAGCCGCCGAGAAGAACGCCCTTGCTGGGGTACGGCAGAACTACAAGGACAATCTCATAGACCAAACAGCCTATGAGAAAGCCCTTGCTAAATCCGCCACCGCGATATCCGGCTTTCAGAAAGACCTAGACGGGACGAACGCCGCATTAAAGGCGACTAACGGGACGATTAAGGCGACTACTACCATAATGAATAGCCAAGCCGAAACGGTAGAAACTCTGCGTGCGAAGGTTGCTAAGAATACCATCGAGCTAAACAAAATGTCGGTTGCCGAGCGAACGACCGGAACCGCCGGAAAGGAATTGGTAGCTCAGACTAAAGCGCTGTCCGATCAGTTGAAAGACTTGGAGAAGGGCGTAGGTGATACGCGCCGTAACGTGGGTAACTACGCCGAGGATATTGAGAAAACGACCGGAAACCTCGGAGGACTGACAGGCGCTACGGGAATGATGGTGAAAGGTATGTCGGGTGGTATCGCTTCGGTGAAGGCGTTCAACGCCGCGTTGATGGCGAATCCTTTTGTCGCTATCGCTTCGGCTGTCCTGTTTCTGATCTCGACTATCGGAAAGCTAATGGACCGCAATAACGAGCTTGCTACGTCCGTTAAAACCATCCTCGCACCTATCCAACTGATCATCGCGAAAGTACTTGATGCGGTGGCGGCTCTGTTTGCCGAGATTGTAAAGGTTTTCGAGTGGCTGGCGGAAGCCTACATAAAGGTCTACAATTGGTTGGGACTGATCTCAGATGAAACCGTAGCGGCCATTAACACCGCTAAAGGGATGGCACAGGTTGAACGGGACATCTATAACGCCGAATCGGACCTTATCGTTGTGTTAGCCCGGCAAAGGCGGGAAATGGAAGCGCAAAAGGCTATCCTTGCTGATCAAACTAAATCGTCGAAAGAGCGGCAAGCAGCCGCCAACGAAGCCCTGCGGATTTCTCGCGAGATGGAAGCGGCGGAGCTGAAAATACTAGAGGCGAAGTATCAGCAAATTAAAACGCAAAACTCACTGAGCTACACTACGGACGAAGACCGCCGGAAGGAGCTAGAGGCGTTAGCCGCGTTGGAAGAAAAGCGGGCGCAATACCTGTCTCAACGAAAGGAACTGACCAGTCAAGTATCCGGGCTAGAGAAAGCGGACATAGCCGCCGTATCAGCCGCAAACAGGGCCGCAGCGACAGCGAAACTGAATGCGGATAAGAAGGCCGCGGAAGACGCTAAGAAAGCGAAGGAGGACGCGGAGAAAGCGGCGGCGGCGAAGGCGAGGGCTATCCAGGCCGAAGTACTTAAAAGTTACGAACAGGGTATCACCGAATTGCAGTTGCAAATCCGGGAAAGGAACATCGGTATCATTGACAAGCAGAAGGCGATCGAAGACCAAAACGAGATAAACCAAGCCATTTTGGAGAAGGAACGTTTCCGTTTACAGGAAGGCTTGATAACTCAACAGGAGTTTGACAATACCAAGTACGAGATGCAAGTGTCCTTGCAAGAAAAGATATACGCGCTCGAACAGGAAAAGGCGGCGCAGAAGAAGGAAGCCGAAGCAATGGACGCAGAGAATCGCCGGGTATTGCAGGAGCAAAACATTACGAACGAGTACGAGTTGCGACAGATGCAACTAGATGCTCAGATGGCGCAGGAGATTGCGAACGCCGAGAAGATAGGAGCTAACACCGCACTTATCGAACAGAAGTATAACGAACTGAAACGGAAGAACGCCGCCGCTCGTTATAACGCTGAATTGACTATGGCAAGCGAAACCGCCGGGCAAATGTCTAACCTGTTAGGACAGGAATCAGAAGCAGGGAAGATTTTCGCAGTTGCGCAGGCAACAATCAATACCTATCTAGGTGCCTCTAAAGCGATCGCGCAGGGCGGTATTTGGGGAGTAGCACAGGCAGCGATCGTTATTGCGGCGGGTCTGAAACAGGTAGCCTCCATCATGAAGGTAAAAGATGATGTTCCCAAGACACAAGCGTCTACCCGGAAGTTTGCCAAAGGTGGTACGGTGTATGGCGCACCGCATTCACAGGGTGGTGTTACGTTTACAGGGTCCAACGGGCAGCAGTTCGAGGCGGAAGGCGGCGAGAATATGTATATACTCAACAAATCAGCTTCGCGGGCTATAAATGCGCTGTCTGCGTTGAATCAGCAGTATGGGGGAAGGTCATTCGGTCGCTCGAATGCGTACAAATACGCGCAGGGAGGGGGTTTTGATGTGCTCAGTACTAGCTCATTTACTACGATCAACCGCCAAATGTCGCAAAACAAGGTGGATTTATCCGATAAAACGATAAATGCCATCGCCGCAGCGTTCGTGGAAGGGGTGGAAAATGCTCCAAATCCGGTTGTTTCCGTACAGGAAATTAACGAGGTATCTCAGAATATGGTGTTTATCCGGGAATCCGCACTTTAATTAGTGCGGCAGTCTTGGTCAGACGTTGATTTAACTAGTATATTTGCACAAATTAATGATATTATATGGCTGATTTTAACAAAGTACGAATTATAGAGGCGGGTCCAACCGCGAATTCATGGGAGGACATGGGACCGGACGGGGAGCCTGTAACGGGAAATATTGTAATTACCCCCAAATCGCTTGCATCCTTAGCGGCATGCGGTAACCTTCGTCCTATCCACTCCCGCAAAACTCACAACGGGAACGACCTTTTGGACTCTTATATCGGCAAGTTCTCTAACTTCGTGGTAGAGGACAACATTGTGTACGCTGATTTCGACTTTTCCGAAGCGATGGTGGAAGCCTACCCGAACGAAGTGAAGTTCATGCGCGCCATGATCGAGAAAGAACCGGAGATGCTAGGAGTGTCCGTCGTTGACAACGATATGAAGGTTTGGAACGAGGAAAACCAAACGTGGGACGTAATCGAATTTTTAGAACTTTATACTTGTGACCTAGTGGGGTTACCCGCAGCCACAAGTTCACTATTCAATAACCAAAAATCAAGTAACAAGATGGGAATGTTTTCAAGTATTTTCAGTATGTTCTCGGCTAAGACGAAATTAGTCGAGACAATCGTAGATGCCGTTAACGGTGAAAAGATTACGATTAAATCCGCAGGCGAGGAAGTCGCCATCGGTGACGCTGTTGTTAAAGCCGACGGTACACCCGTAGAGGATGGCGAGATCACGGTAACCACAGAGGAGGGGCAACTCATACTCGTGGTAAAAGACGGTATGATCGAATCCTTTAAAGAGGTTGAGGAGGAATTGGCGGATGATGCGGCCAAAGAAGACGAAGACGGGAAGAAGGGCACGAAAACGCCGGACGAATTTTCGAAACGTCTTACCGCGTTGGAAACGTCTTTGGGGGAGATCAAAACCATGCTTTCCAAGCAGACCAAAACACCTAGCGTAGCTAGCCGCACCGTGGCGGACAAGACAAGCGCGGCAGAGAAAACTCAGCTATCGAATGACGAGGCGAGAGCTAAAGCCAGGGAAGCGATGATCAAATTCGCTAAACAGAAGTAATCACTTTTAAATTATAGGAGGCTAAAATTATGGCAATGACTTTTACAGACTTAAACAATCTGAATATTAACTCACTATCTGACGTTATCTCTTTGACCGTCGGTTTGGTGGGCGAGATGGAACGCGGCGCGACAGTTCTTGCAGGACTGGACAATAAAACGCCTATCGTCACTTTCACGGCGGCTGACAAGGCGCTTCGCAAATCAGCAGGGTGTGCTGGAACATACGAGTATAACAGCCTGGTGGATAACGTTAAGTACTACGACTTCCAACCTATCGAACTACCCATCGTGGTTTGTTTGCAGGACCTTTGGGGTAAGATGGTAGCGAAAGGTATCCACCTGTCGGATGATTTCGATTCTACTCAGTTAGCGGGCTTCATGGCTGCGGAAGTACTGAAAGTATTGGAAGCTGACTTGCTACGCTTGGCTTGGTTGGACGGAACGAAGGCCGGAGACGCTGCATACAGCATCTTTAAGAACGGTGGTTTCTTGAAGCAGATGACATCAAGCGCGGAGACTATTCTTACTTTGACTTTGGACGATAACGCAACAACTGGTGTAGAGGCTACGATGAAAGCCCTTATCGACAGCCAACGTCCTGACCAAAAGGAAAATTCTGAATTCTTCGTAACTTCAAACGTTATGCGTCTTTTCAAGAACTTGGTTCAGAAGAAGGACAATACGACCGCTCAGCAGCACTTCGAAGAAGGTAAACCTGTTTACACTTTGGAAGGCTACAAGATCAACGAACTTCCCCACGTATCTGCTTCCATGATCGCGGATGAAACAGATCAGAAAGCGTTCATCGCGTTTACTCCGAGGACGAACATTCAGATCGCACTGGAGGACAGCAGCGTGAATATTAAGCCGTTCATCCAAGACGCTAAGGACCGCAAGTACTATAGTACTACAGTGTTCGCTGCCGACGCGATGGTGGCTATTCCAAAGATTCTTAAACTGGCTACAACAGCGAAATAACAAGAAATACCCTAAACTATGGCATGTATTAAATTAAATAAGGCTATCACGTTTGGGTGCACAGGCGGCTCTGTCGGGTTGGCAGGGCTGTACCTTGTTAACAAGGCGGATTTGGCTTCTCAGACAGTTGCGGCGGACGGTGTTACTCTTAACACTATTACGCTTGCATCCGACGCGAAGGCTATTCCGGTTGATTGCTACAAGAACGGCGCGAAAATAGCGGATGCACTACGTACCCTAGATGGCGCGGCGGGAATGGAGCAGACAGTAACGTTAACGGTCTACGATAAGACTTCGGACGGTATGGCGATTCAAGAAGCCTTATTATCGGGGAATTTCGTAGCCTTTGCAAAACTCAAAGACGGTGGCAGCATTAAGGTCGCAGGGCTTTATGCAGGGCTAGAGGCGGCAAGCATGGACGGTGACACATCCGCAGCAGGTGGATTCGTAACCGTAACATTGAAAACGCCGGATAACTCGCGCGGAGACCGCAACATGGTTGCTCTACCCGCAGTATGGACATATTTGGAAGCTAACAAATTAACTTAACAACATGGGATGTATCAGTAATATAACAGGTGCAATCACCTACGACTGCTTAGGCGGCGCGGTTGGAATAGCCGATTTGTTGCTCATCAACTATTCGGACATCCAATCAATCTCCATTGCGGCGGGCGTGGCTACGGTTACCCTAACGAGCAAGGGAAAGACTATCCGAGTCGCTTCTATCCGGAAGGGTGCGAACGCGACAGAGGAACCGAGAATCAACGAAAACGCTCCGAACGCTTTAGCGCAGTCGGTAAACTTCACCGTTTACAAAAAGACATCCGCTGAGAATGTATTCATCAACGCCATTCTCAACTCCCGCTTGGTTGCGGTTGCTAAGATGGTGGAAACAGGCGTTTACCGGATCTATGGATGTAACTATGGTTTGGAAATCTCCGGTTTGGAGGAATCCGCAAACGAGAATGGCGGGTACACCGCTATTACATTAACTACACCGGAAGCGGTTCTAGGCGAAGCACGTGCGAGCGTGACAGAAGCTACATGGACGGCGCTTTTGGCTAAAGTATCATAACGAAATGGCTTGTTTGAAAAGAATCTCACAGGATTTAGCGTTCGATTGCGCGAATCCGGGCTTAATCTCCGGTATTGCCGGAATTGAGGAAGCCATAATTTTGAACTACGAGGACATTTCCAGTATCTCGGCTTCTCCTACTACTGGTGGGGTTGTCGTAACAAAGAAGGCAGGAACTAGAGGATACACCGTTCAAGCGGTGAAAAACTCCATCCAAGTTACAGAGGCGGTTCGCGCCAACGATAATGCGCCTACGATGATGGAAATATCGGTAGTAATGAAGTTACTTTCGTCTTTGCCTGTTGTTACGTACATCATCGGGCTGCTGTCCGGGTCGTTTCTCGTAGCGGTAAAAACGAAAAACAATCAGTACTTTATCTTGGGGTGCGGTGCTCCTTTGGAGGTATCCGATTTCGCTACTGACAGTGCGACAGACGGTGTTTCAACCGCAACTTTAAAAACGCCGGACGGGTCCTGTGGCGATTTCCGCTACACTATCACTGCGGCACAGTATAACGCTTTTAAAACAGTATAACATCATGGCTAGACAAAAAGCAGCTAAAATAGTAGAACCTGTCGGAAGACAGCTTGTAATGCTCACAGACGAAGTGGAGATCTTGAATCTCTGCAAGAGTATCACCCATCTTAAATTGGATCCTACGTGCCACATGGATCGCGCCTATGCGAAGAAGTGGTATGAAAGCCACTACCTTACAGGCGTTCACGTTCGTTACGTGATGAAGCCGGGAATGTCAATCAATCATGTAGCCGACGGCGTTGTTTATCGTGCATTCAACTGCACCGACGAGGTGGCAGAACGCATCATGCGTGAGAATCCCGATTACATTCCTTACTTCGATGATCTCGGACCTATCGGTGTGGAGGATGAACCTACCACGATACCGGAATTGCCGGAACCTGAACCGGAACCTGAACCGGATCCTGAACCGGAAACTCCGGTAGAAGAGGCTCCGGAAAAGTCGGTAGACGAGGAATTAGCAGAATTAGGATAAACTTTTAAAGAAACGTTAAGATGATAGCTCACAAGAAAGTAAATGTAATAGTAGATAGAGCATTAAAGATTAACGCTAGAGTTTCCGAAAAAATTGTGGGGTACGGGGATGGCAACCTGTATCCCCAAATTATATCGGAACTTATCTACGCGAGTAAAACAGCATCTCTTAGCGTGGAACGTCTGAGCGAAGCTATTGAGTGCGAAGGGTTCAAAAACCGTGAATTCGGCGAGATAAAGAACGCCCACGGCGACAACATGGACGGCATTCTGAACATGCTTGCTTATGATGTCGCACGTTTCAGAGGATGTGCCGTAATCGTTCAGTATGGCGGTGATTATCGTCCTAAAATGATATACCCGGTTCCTTTCGAATATGTTCGTGCCGGGTTGAATAAAGACTACTTAACGAATCCGGTTATCCACAAATATGTGGTGTTCAACAACTGGGACAGGCAGAATATCAAGTCAACAGTGCTTGACAAGATGGCGGTAACGTATCCCGCTTTTGACCCGGATAACTTTGCAAACGAAGTAATCGAGTACGGAGGTATCGAAAACCATCCCGGACAACTCCTTTACATGAATTTCTTCACCACGAAGCCCTATCCGCTTTCTCCGTTCCATGCGGTCCAGTCTGAGATGCAGGCAGAGGCCATGAACAGTACATATGTAGAACGCACCTTGACACGTGGATTCCATATGTGTTCCATCGTTTCCCACGGTGACTTCACCGAGCAGGAAGAGCAGGACAACTTCGTCAAGGGTCTTAAAGAGATCATGGGTGCGCAGGGTGCGGGGTCTGCATTGCTTGTACGCGATGATAACCTTATGTTGCCTCAGTCACGCCCGTTTATTAAGGTGGACCAGTTAGGTACGCCGATAGACGCTAATCTATATAAGGCTTACAACGAACCGTTGAAGAAGGATATCGCCTCACAGGCGTACAATATACCTATTCCGTTGGTGGATTCTTCCCTTATCTCGTTTTCGAACGCTTCGGGTGAAGTTGTTAAGGAGATGCAGAAGGTTTACCGCCGTTCCGTAACGAAGTTACGTAGCAAGCTAAGCCGCGAAATAGCCCGCGCACTGGACGTTCCAACGGAATTATGCGAGATTTATAATGAGTTGGAGGAATCCGGTTCGGTAGCCACTTTAAATACAGCAGGAAATGAGTAATTTTGTACCAGTACTTAAGAAGTTCCGCGAGATATTCGATATTGCCGCGGACGTGAAGGACACAGAGATAAACAAGTGTATCCAAGAAGCAGACAAGCTCGATATAAAGGTAGCTCTTTGCGGTGATACGTTTAGCTCTGTTCCGATGGAACTAGGAGGCGGAAAGGGTCTGACCGATATACCCGCCGGGACTGATACTGATTCTGACTACTCGTTGGATGTTGATATAGACGGAAAAATCTACAATATCGTACCCCTTTCCACTATCCTATGTTACTACGCGTTCGTCCGATACCTTAAATCGGCGGATCAGAAAAGTACATCAACGGGATTGAAAATTCAACAATACGGCAACTCTGTAATATTACCCGATTATAACAAGAACAAGCGATGGGAGGAGGAACGCGGGAAAGCGGATGCCTTTATAGAGGATTTCCAAGCCGTATACGAAATGTACCGAAACTCTCAAGCGCCATCCGAAAACGATTGCTGTAATCCTGTAAAACCTTATAGGGTATGCTTCATAACTTAACTTACAAGGGAATGAAAAGGGAAACTAAAGAGGACATCCAAGTTTGGACAGCGGTGGGAATGCTGATCGCGGGTGTTGGTTTGTCGGTAGCTGGGTTCTTAGTAGAACCGTTAGGTATTATCCATGATTCGGTACTGTGGCTCTTCGCGCAATGCCTGATTTATGCAGGATCGATTTTCGGCGTATCCATATACGTGACAAGCAAGGTCAATAAAGCGATTACTAACTTTAAACAGGGGGAGGAAGGTGATGGTAAACAACAGCAATAGGGTAGACGCTATAATTATCCATTGTAGCGCCACTAGAGAAGGGCAGGACATCGGAGCTAAGGAGATTGACGCGATGCACAAACAGCGCGGATTCAACGGAATAGGCTACCACTATGTCATTCGCCTGGATGGAACAATCGAGAAGGGCAGGAACGAAACGGCGGTAGGTGCTCATTGCAACACGAAAGGGTTCAGCAAGGAATCATATAACCGCCATTCGATCGGTATCTGCTACGTAGGCGGGCTTGACAAAGCGGGGAAAGCAAAGGATACCCGCACGCCGGAGCAGAAGGCGGCGTTGATAACCTTAATCAATGACATCTGTAAACGCTACCCGATCGTGGAGCTACTGGGTCACAGGGATACGTCACCGGACAAGAACGGAAGCGGCGAAGTCGAACCATTCGAATTCATTAAGATGTGTCCCTGCTACGATGTACGCGCCGAGTACGGCACATTCATGAAGAACGTAGTGATCACGCCATGAACAAGTATCTAATTATCGCGTGCCTGTTACTCATCTCGGTAACAGGCTTCTTATATAATAAGGTAGGGCGACAGAAGGCAGAGATTGAGCGACTGGATACTAACATCGAGGCTATCAACAGTGAGGCGGTACGGTTCAAGACGAAGGCCGGGAAGGATGCGGAGACGGTCCAAGCGCTATCTTTGAAGAGAGACGAGCTAGAAATGTTTAACAGTCGTTTAACAAAACAGGTAGATGATCTACGCATAAAGTTAAGAGACGTTAAGGCGGCACACACCATAGAGACAGTTACCCGCGTTGATACGATGGTAGTAACAGGGAAAACGGACGTACCGAACCAGTATAAATTCAGTTACGACGATAACTGGAACAAAATAAGCGGCGTAGTTTCCCCGGATTCCACCAAATTAGAATTTAGTTCTACCGATACGCTCGATGTTATTTCGCATGTTAAGCAGAAACGATTCCTCTTTTTCAGAATTGGGAAGCCAAAGATAAGAACTACGGTCACCAATCAGAATCCGAAAAGCACTATTCACGTTCAATTTAGTACCGAATTGTAATCTCCGAGATAGCAATTCGTGTTAACAAACCTTTCATGTATCCAAGTATCTATTTATGTAAGTTGCTCATTTACAGTAGATTAACATTCTGTTGGATAGATGAAGGGTTTTTAACTTTCACATGGAATCGTCTCATTTATAGCTATTTAGCTTAATATAGATAGATGGATAGATGTTTCACTATAATACATGGAGAAAATCTTAGTAGTGTATTATAAGGGTGTAATTATAATTTATCAATCGCAACACACACTTTCCTCCATACTTATAGAGAACCACCTATCTATCTATCCGTTTTTTAGCTAACTCTCTGGTTTGCAGCAACTTACGCGGTCTTTAACAGATTTTAATCTATCGTTTTTTAAAAATCACCGTTGATACTCAGCAAGTTACGTGGGGTTCCATCTATCCAAGCCCCTTTTTACATTCGATTCACTAAGAAACGTTAATCTCCATAAATCTTTTGCCTAATTTATTGCAGATTCAAATAAAAGCCGTATCTTTGCAACATCGAATTACGAATCAAACGTGCCGCCGACCTCCTAGACGGCAAGAAAGGCCTGATACGAGCAGCCTACGGATTGAGACGATTAAACCGAGAAGCAAATGAGAGAGAAGAAAATTAATCTTTGTGCGCTTGAACGGTTCTACTACGAAGAAGCCCGCTTGCATATCAACACGCAGCTAAAGGCAACCGATGTGTATAACCTGTTTAGTTCACCGCTCCGCCTGACAACTGAGGAACTGTTTCGTGAGAAGCTAGCGCTAGAGGACTGCGGAGAAGAATTTGAATTTAAAATTCGCGAGTTCATCTATCCGACAGCCGAGCGGTACAGGTCAATATTCGCCGGAGCGGTTGAGATGGCGTACAAAGATTTTTTGAGTACGTTTCACAAATCTAAAAATTTTTAATATGAATGGAGTAGTAAAGCCAAAGCTGATACGTATCAGCGAAGCCGCCCATCTAATGGGATTGACTGAGAACGCCGTCCGTTACAAGATACGGCAAGGGTACATAAGCGAATACAAGAACCAACAGGGAAAGATTCGCGTAGACGAAAACGAAGTTATTAACAAGTGTTTAACATATCAAAAACAGTAAAATTATGAAAATTGAAATTAGCTTTGACGGAGACAGTAGAGGAAGTGAATTGAAATGTGCATCAGATTTCCTGTTCGCATTAGCGAACGAACGTAATGCAGCCGAAGGAATCCCTGCATTCGACAGACCCGTTCCGGAATCCCCTAATCAGAAAGAGACGAGTAAAGTTGTAATGTTAGGCAAGGGTGTATCCGAATTTGCAAACGAGATGGCGAAGGCTGAGGTAGCTGGGAGTGAGTATACTCAGCAGAGTAAAATCGAGGCGCTCGCTGACAAGGTGGCGGAAGCTACACAGGTGAAGGAAGAACCGGAAGAATACACCGTGGAAGCGGTTATCAGTATGACCGAGGAAGAGATGAAGAGTGTTCCTACGCCTATTCTTATCGAAGCCCTTGAAACATTTGGGATAGACCCTACCACGAGACCGGGAAAGAATACGAATGCTAAACTACGCGGTTTGCTGCTATCCGCTATCGCTGAGGCGGAGAAGGAAGGCGAGGCCGACGAGAAAGCCGAAGATATCAAGCCACAGGAAGAACCGGAATCTCCGGAAGAGGAAGAGGAAGAGGAAGAAATCACGATTGATATGCTCCGTAACGTTGCCCGTAAGTTGATTGCCGCTAACAAGCGCAAAGTGATTGCGGAAGCCTTCGAAGCGTGCGGGTGCTCTAATTTCTCAACACTGAAAAAGCAGGATTACGCTAAGTTCTACGAGCTATGCCAAAACAGATAAGCCATTCAGAAAGGGGACACGCGATACTGTCCCCTTCATCTTCCGAAAGGTGGCTTAATTGCACGCCGTCTGCCCGCCTGGCCGACGCAGCAGGAAGCAAGACGAGCGAGTATGCGGAAGAAGGTACGACAGCCCACGAGCTAGCGGAACATGTGCTAGGATGTTGGACAGATGGGACATTCCTACCCGAATGCGATGAAATACCCGTTCCGGAGAATATCGCCTCAAACAAGTATTATTCCGAGGAAATGAAGGAGGCTATCGGCCATTACGTTGCTTTCGTGACGGGCGAATTCTACGAGATGCAAAAGGGCACTTTCGGTGGTTCAGTTAGAATGTACCTAGAGGAAAAACTGGATATCTCCGGGTACGCACCCGAATCTTTCGGAAGCGCTGACGTTTCTCTAGTATCTGAGCAAATACTTCACGTCATCGACCTAAAGTACGGAAAAGGGGTAAAGGTTCCGGCGGAAAGCCCGCAGTTCAAAATGTACGCTTTAGGGGTATTAGCCAAGTTCGGCGGTTCGAAGGTGAGGCGTATCCGGATGTCCGTAGCGCAGCCTAGGTTGAAGCATTTTGAAACGATTGAGGTAGACGTAAAGGATTTACTCGATTGGGCTGAGAAAGTCTTAAGACCGAAAGCTAGGCTAGCCTACGAAGGAAAAGGTGAGCAGGTAGTAGGTTCGTGGTGTCAGTTTTGTCCCGTTAAGGCGACTTGCCGGGCACAAAAGGATGAGATAGCCCACGACTTCGAAGAACATCCGGACACCCTGGTTATGACCGATGAGGAAATTGTCGATATGCTTGGTAAACTGGATAGGTATCGCTCGTGGCTTGAATCTCTCAACCAATACGCCTACACCGAAGCCATGAAAGGGAAGAAATGGGACGGTTACAAGCTGGTTGAGGGACGGAGTGCCCGGAAGATAGTTGACCCGGATAAAGTGCGTGACAAGCTCCTAAAAACCTACCTGGAGGATGAAGTTCTGAACATCTCACTGAAAGGTATCACGGACCTAGAGAAACTAATGGGAAAGAAAGCATTCGCTGCTGAGGCAGGCGAGTATGTGAAATCTCAGCCCGGAGCGCCTAAACTAGTCCCGGACAGTCATCCCGGAAAGGACTACGAGCGGGATACTGCAAGTGATTTCGATATAGAAGGTTAATCAATGTTAATACTTTTGTCAAAATTAGGAAGTTTCAGAAAGTAGTCATATATTTGCAGAGTCTTAAAGAAATAGTAATAACAACAAATTTAAAAATTTACGATTATGGGAAAAAAATTAGTTTTAAAGAATGTGAGATTTACATGGGTAAGAGTATTCGAACCGAGAGACGCGTTCAACTCCGGAAAAGCAAGATACGAAATTACTTTGCTCCTTCCGAAAACCGACAAGGAATTGGTTAACAAAGTTCGAAGAGCCCTTAAGGAATTGCAGGATGAATATGTAGCAGAGCATCCGAAGTTCGTAATTCCGAAAACAGGTGCAGCAGGTGAGAAATGGAATCCTATCAAAGACGGTGACGATTCAGCATATAGCGAAGAATTCGGCTACTTTAAAATCTCAGCCTACCGCAAAGAAGAAGACGGACAGCCTTTGGTGATTGACAAGTTCAAACAGCCTATCACACGAAAAGAGGATATTTATTCCGGTTCTTGGGGCGTAGCGTCAATTGATGCCTATGTATACGATAACGCAGGCGGAAAGGGAATTTCATTCGGTCTGAACGGTTTGCAGAAAGTCAGAGACGATGAAGCCTTCGGAGGCGGTGCAGGAAACGTTGAAGACGACTTCGATGATGAATCGGGCGCGGACGGTGACCCGATCTTCGACTAACTAAATAAACCGGAATAGGGAACGCCGGACACAAAGATTCCTACATATTTTATTTAATCCATTTTATTATATCAATAAGTAACAGGTGTGCAATGGCGGCATGGGTAGAAGCGTGCCGCCATTTTTAATAAAATAAAAAGAAGTGAACAATGAGAAAAGTATTTATTGATTTTGAAACATACTCAGACGTAGATATCAAGAAAGGTGGTATGTACAAATACACCGAATCGGATAATTTCGAAATCCTTCTGATAGGTTACGCAATTGATGATGGACCGTTCCAGTGCATAGACCTAACGCAATATGACGATTGCCACGACTTCTTCCGCCTCATTCAACAGCCGGATACCCTTATATATGCCCACAATGCTACGTTTGAGCGTCTTTGCTTGCGTGCATATGGCTACGATATACCCGCTAGCAAATTCAGATGTACCGCTACCCTGTCCCTGTATGCGGGCTTCCCCGAATCGTTGGGAAAGGTATCGCAGGCTATGAAGCTGACTGACGGGAAGTTAGATACTGGTCTGAACCTTATCAGGATATTCTGCGTGCCTCAGAAAGACGGAAAGCGTATTTACCCGGAAGAATACCCGGAAAAATGGGGGTCTTTCAAGGAGTATCTTAAGTACGACATCTTGTCGGAGCGCGAAATCGAGTCTAAGCTAAGACATATCGAGATCCCCGCCGCCGAGATTGAAAACTATGCTATTGACCAAGCCATCAACGATAGAGGCTGCCGGATAGACATTCATTTGGCTTCGAAGGCAAAGACCACCTTTGATAACTACATGGCTGTCTTAAACGCAAAGATACACGAAAAGTACGGTATCACGTCTCTTAAGTCATCCAAGCAGATAAACGATTTCATATTTGCGATGACCGGAAAACGGTTCGACTCTATCAACAAAGACACGATAGACGGGATAATCAAGGAATGTGATAATGAGGACGTTACCCGTGTCCTAGCAGCCCGGAAGATCGCTTACAAGACATCCGTAGCGAAGTTCGGTGCAATGTTGGATTGTGTGTGCAGAGACGGCACAGTGAAGGGATTATACCGTTTCTATGGCGCGAACCGTACCGGGCGGTGGGCGGGTCGCATGGTTCAGATGCAGAACCTTACTAAAAGTTATTTCGATACAGACGACGAATTGGAAGCAGCCCGCGAGGACGTGAAGAACTTCGGACTGGATGACCTCATCCTAATGTACGATAACATCCCATCTCTGCTATCTCAGCTTCTCCGTACGGCGTTCATTGCCCGCAAGGGGTACAAGTTCAAGGTAGCCGACTTTTCCGCCATTGAGGCCCGCGTAATCGCTTGCCTAGCTAATGAGCAATGGCGTATCGACACATTCCGCCGAGGCGGTGACATCTACATAACATCCGCCGCGCGTACCTTCGGGCTTGACGAGGCTAGCATTGACAAGCATTCGCCATACCGTCAGCAGGGAAAGGTGACTGAGCTAGCACTAGGGTACGGCGGATGGGTAGGTGCTATCAAGACGATGGACAAGAAAGGAGCTATTCCGGAAGATGAGATTAAAGGTATTATCCTCAGATGGCGGGACGCTTCGCCAAATATCGTGAAGTTGTGGCGCGAATTGGAAAATTCAGCGAAACGGGCTATCATGGCGAAACGGGAAGTCCCGGTTGTAATCGGCGGAAGAACCGTCTGCACCTTTTACTGGATTCCTCAGTTCAACACACTGGCGATGCGCCTTCCTTCGGGTCGGTCGCTTCATTACCCTTTCGCTTCGATTAAGAATAAGACCATCCGGTACGCCAACGGAGACGGCAAAGACATAGAGGCTATCTGTTACTACGGCGTGGCAGGAACGGCGGATAAAGGCCGCCCGGCGGGGTCTTGGTGCGAATTGGACACATACGGCGGAAAGCTGACGGAGAATTTAATTCAAGCAGTTTCGCGCGACCTGTTGGCATCCGCATTAAAAAACGTACTATCTTTGCAACCCGGCGACTCCGGAATCGTGGGACACGTTCATGACGAATTGATCGACGAAGTATTGGAAGATGGCGGCGAATCACTGGAGGATGTGTGTACCGCTATGTGTATCTTACCGGAATGGGCAAAGGTCTTCGACATACCATTGAACGCGGAAGGATTTGAAAGTTACTTTTACAAGAAATAATTTACAGAAATGGAAAAATACAATATCTCGGTAGGTGGTGGTGCTCGTTCAACGAATTGGAAAAGGAAGTCATATACGTGGGACGAGCTTGTGGAGATCCTAGGAACGCCTAAACGTGACTCCGAGACCACGCGGGAATACGACCTACTGGCGAAGACAGAAAAGGCTATCCGCAAAGACAAGGGTGGATTTGTGGGTGGCACGCTTTCCGGCGGTCGCCGCACGAAGAATGCCGTCACTTCCCGTTCGCTGATCACTTTAGACGTAGACTTCGGTACAGACGATTTCTTCTTCGATTTCTCGATGAAGTTCGATTGTGCGGCTGCCATTTATGGCACGCGTTCGGACAGACCGGGTAAACGCCGTTACCGTCTTATCATCCCGTTAAACCGGGAAATCGAATCGCGTGAGGAGTATGAAGCGGCTTCTCGTAAAGTCGCCGAAGTGCTGGGTATCGAACTGTTTGATACCACTACATTCCAAGCGGAACGTCTAATGTTTTGGGCCACCCTTTCGTCTGATCAACCTTTCTACTTTGAGACTCAGAAGGGAGAACCTTTGGACGTTGACTGCATTCTCAGCCTCTACGGAGATGGGGAAGCGTGGCAAGATGTGCGCCTGTGGGCTTTCGCTGACTCCGAGGATGCGGAAGTGCGCGGACAGGTGAAGGCTTCGGCAGACCCTACCACCAAACCGGGAATGATCGGTGCGTTTTGCCGCGTCTACACCATTCAGGAGGCTATTGAGAAATACTTGTCCGATGTTTACGAGGACGAAGGTAACGACCGCTACACATATAAAGGTGGAACATCCGCCGCCGGGATGGTAGTGTATGATAACATGTTTGCGTATTCCCACCACTCCACCGACCCCATCGGAGACGGGCACACATACAACGCTTATGACTTGGTGCGCGTTCACCTGTACGGGCATCTCGGAAAGAAGGAGAGTGAGGAGGAGATGGTGAAGTTAATGCAGGCGGACGATGACGTAGTGCACGAGATGGTGAAGGTGGAAGACTATCTCAGCGATTTCGAAGAAATTCCGGATGAGGCGAAAGTAGAGGTAGAGGATGAAGAGGAAATAGAATGGGACGTAGATTCGAAAGGCAACAAGACCGTTACTACAGTTAACTTTGAGAATGCGTTTAAATCAGACCCGCTGCTTAACAAGTTGATAGCATACGATCTTTTTCAGGATGTGGTGGTTTATACCCGCACACCCTACTTCGATAAGACCAAAAAGCGCGGCGACCTGCTAGACGATACCGGCGTAGCCATCATATCTACCCGTATCGAAAGGCTGCATAAGATATATAACAAGGACAAGATGAACGCCGTTATCGAGAAGGTGGCACTTGATAACGCGTTCCACCCGATTAAGGATTATCTTAATTCACTGGAATGGGATTTCGAACCTAGGCTAGATAAATTTATGACTACCTACATGGGCTCGGAAGATAACATCTATGTCAGCGAGGCGTTCCGGAAAATGATGGTTGCCGCGGTTGCCCGCATGTTTAGGCCGGGAACCAAATTCGATACGGCGTTTATTATGGTATCGCAGCAAGGGGCGGGAAAGTCAACGCTGATTCAGAAACTGTCTAAAGGATGGTTCAATGACTCACTCGTATCGATGGAGGGGAAAAACGCGTACGAGGCTATCCAAAAGTCGTGGCTGGTGGAGCTTGCTGAGCTATCCGCCCTTAAGAAAACCGACATCGAGGTGATGAAGAACTTCATATCCAAAACCGAGGATACGTATCGGGCTGCATACGCCAAGCGCATCAAAACGCACAGAAGACAATGTGTGTTCTTCGGGTCTACGAACCAAGATGATTTCCTAAAAGACCCAACAGGAAACCGCCGTTTCTTTCCGGTCGCGGTTAAATGGACACCCGCCACAGATATCATTACGAATCCGAAAAGGGAGGCAGATTTCGCCGAGATAGTGGATCAGTTGTGGGCGGAAGCCGTGGAACTGTATCGTTCCGGCGAATCGCTGATACTATCACCGGAAGCGGAAGCCATCGCGGCGGGAAAGCGCGAAGAATACACCGAACGTGATCCGATGGAGGGTTTAGTCTATGACTACGTTAACCGGAAATTCCCGGCTGACTGGTTTGATCTCTGCTGGGCGGATCGCAGGGATTTCGCGGATCGTACCGGGGTATATGTGGAAGGGACGGAGGTAAGGGATTCATTCTGCACGTTCGAGATATGGATGGATTGCTTAGGAAACAAGCGTACCGATTTCAATTCGGCTCGTGCCCGTCAAATGGCGAACATAATGAAACGGTTGGGATTCAAGCCCGTGGGACAGAGGTATGTGAAATGTTACGGGAAACAAACAACGTTCGTGCGCGACTGTGAGGCGGATTTCGAATAAAGGATTATCTTTGCATCACCATTGAGATATAATTGTAATCATTTAAAAGGCTTTTAGTATGTAAGTTCACTTCATACAACACGGGGGACAGCGGTTCCCGGCATGAAACTAATTTTGTCGAATGCTTTTTCATGTTTTTCCACCCTAGCACCGCCGAGAAGGTTCTGCTAGGGTGGTTTTTTATTGTATCGTTAAACAACGTTAATACTTTTGTCAAAATTTGGAAGTTTCGGAAATTCGCCGTATATTTGTCACATCAAAGTTAAACAAGTAGTAACAATTAAATAATAAAAGCCATGACCGCAGAGGAAGTAAATACCGTATTAAGTAGCAATAGAGAAATGGTTATCTCTTTTTTCAGCGAGAATGTGAAAGCTGATAACTTTTATACCTTAAAATGGTTCATGATAAGAGTGTTAACCGAAGCTACCCTGTCTTGGGCTAGAAGAAAAAACATCGGAGAAAGAGAAATACAGTCAGTGCTGAGCGGGGTAATGCGTAATTATCCTCAAATCTCTAAAGGTTATGTAAGTAACTACGCAAAAGCGGTTAATTACTTTGGAAAAGAAAAAGCCGATCAAATTCT